GTGTAGATCGTGTGCGCTCTTAGGTGGGTTCTCGTTACCAAAGCCTAAAGCTTTGCATAATCTGGCCCAATCAGCTTTTGCATACCCAAGATAAGTTGGGTTGTCTTGCCAAAGCATAAATGGTTTAGTTAGCTTCCAACCTGCGTATTTATCGCCAGTCACTTCTAATTCAAGCCATATCATATCGTTACCCGTTTGAGACTTCTTTTTCTCACACGTAGTTACAACGCAAGGATAATCACCTTTTGGAATAGCGCTATTGTCGCTACCCGCGTCTTCTATATTAAAATCAAATCCGTCAAAATCACTCATGCTGCACCTCCTGCAAATCCGAGTTTATTAATAATAATAGCTAAATCAGGTGACTCTAACTCATCTAGCTTTCCTGAACGATCCTTGGCTATATAGTTCTGACCAATTTTCGTTTGTAACCAACGAGAGGTTACGGTTTTACCCTTTTCATTTTCATCGTCGAAGGTACGCAAGACCAACACTTCATCAAAGAAGTATGGTATTTGCGTTGGCAATTTAGCGCCAACCATCATCGGTTGATAATGAAACATGCCAGAAGATTCATCGCGTTCCCTACTTTGTTTAGCGATAAATACTACGTGCATCGGAAGGTCCCTAAACCTACGCATCGTTTTAATCATCACTTCGATGACCTCACCATACGCACGTCTTGGATCTTTACTTTTTGCTTTCTCTTGCGATAACAAAATCTCAGCCATTTCTGTAACACTATCTAAACAGACGGTGTCGTAGTCCAAGGTTTTGTTCTCTAAGAGTTCAGCGATTTGTTCTATCTCGGATGCTTCCTTAACCTCAATCGCGTCGAGGTTGGGTGCATCTTTGATAGAAAGTAGACCGCTCTCCATACTAACGACCAATGTTTTACCAGGTGCCGTTTTACAGAGGGTAGTCTTTCCCGCCCCGCTTTCACCGTAGACTAACAGCTTCGCGCCTTGTTGTTCTACAAGTTCATTTGGGGTTTTGATACGATTTAAAATGCTATCGTTCATGTTACTTTCTCCAAAAGTTGTTATTAAAAAAGATTTCGATTACAATGTGTCGAGAACCTAATTAAACATATAGTATCAATGAACAAAGCAAAAAACAAGAACCAATGGAAGATAAATTATCTTTACCGACAACAACAACTAACGGAGAAGGACCTTATGACTTTATATCAAGAAGGGCTGGAACCAGAATATAAGGAGCGCGAAGTGAAACGAATGACACTTAAAAGTTACATCGAATTTGTAGGGATTGAACCAGCATCAAAACTATTTGGCTGTTCAGCCGCATCAGCTAGAGCCTGGAGATATGGCAACAGACAACCTTCTATAGACCAAGCCAAAAAAATAATCAAAGCTTCTGACGGCAAGTTAGACTTTGAAGCTATATTTGGCCCTATCGAAGAAACCAAAGAAGAAGCGGTTGATTAGTGTTAGACGTCAAAGCATCTGCGCAGGATTCTGCGTTGGAGCTTGCTCTTGCTTATGCAGAAAGTGGCTACACGCCAGTACCATTATTAAGACATAATAAAGTACCACCCAAAGAGCTTGGTGGGTGGCAGAAGTATAAAGAGCGACAACCGACGACGGAAGAAATAACTCGGTGGTTTAAGGACCGCGACGATTTAGTCGTAGCCTTAATCTGCGGTAAATTCATTGTGGTTGACGCAGACACACCTGAAGCCTGTATATGGGCAGAAAAGAATTTACCAAACACTCCTTGCAAAGTAGTTACAGGCAAGGGGATGCACTACTATTACAACAACCCAGAGAACTACACTACTTACGTAGCTAGAAGAACAGACACGTCAGATCCCGCAAAGCTTATAGATATAAGAGGGGTGGGTGGACTGATTATTGCACCGTATAACATTCACGCAACGGGAGCTATATACGAACCTAAGTTTATAGATGGATGGGACTGGCATGATACAAGTGATCTACCAGACCTGACCAAAGAACATTGGGTAATGATTACAGGTGTTGACAAGCTCAACGGGAAATCAATCACATCACCATTCTCTATGGAGGGGGTGGTAGCAGGCAGTCGTAACGATAACGCGGCAAGACTTGCAGGCAACCTGATAGCTAAAAACGTCAGTATAGAAATGGTTGAGTTCTTTGTTCAGTCTTGGAATCAACAGAATAAACCCCCCTTACCAAGATCGGAAATATCAACTACAGTTAACTCTATATTAAAGACCCATGAAAGGAAGAACCAACAGGCTCCAGCTTTCATACAACGCAGTTACAACGTGAAGGAACCGACCGATCTATACAGTCCTCCAGGTATCATCAAAGACATATATGAATACTCAGAGGAGATAGCCCAAATACCGCAACCCGCGTTGTCGATGCAATCATCACTCGCACTCGGTTCGGTTGCACTTGGCAGAATGTATAAGACTGATATGAATAACTTCAGCTCTTTATTCTTTATGTGTATTGCTAAATCAGGACAAGGTAAAGAGAACGTCAAGACAGTGATAGAGAACATATTAGATGGTGCTGGCTTTGCCGATATGATGGCGGGAGACGGTTACACATCTAGTGGTGCGGTCTACAGCTTACTACGTCATAAACCCACACACGTTACGGTTATGGATGAGTTTGGTAAAAGGTTAGAGTCTATATCTAAATCTACCAACTCTAACAAGGAAGACGCTATACAGGTCCTTATGGAGACGTGGGGACGTTGCCACGGTACGATCAGGCCAGACAACTACTCTATGATGACTNTGACTCAGAAACAGCAACAAGAAGCCCTAGATCGTTCGACAGTCAAACCAGCGATTACGTTGGTGGGTATGTCTGTACCNAGAAACTTNTACGGCGCTTTATCAACAGGACGTATCGTNGATGGATTCCTGAATCGTTTTATAGTGGTTGAGTCTAAGTTACCTAGAACCGTAAGCCGTATGGTGCCATTTGCAGAGCCTTCGTATGCAATATGTGAATGGGTACGTAAGGTCAGAGAAACCAAGAATGAAATGGAACAGATTTCTAGGGACAATTCAGAAGTAGATTTTAAACAACGTGTGGTCAAGTTTAACGATGAATCTAAGGACCTGTTAAATAAATTGGCTTACGAGTTAGTAGAGCAACAGAACAAGCTAGAAAAGGACGGACTAGAAGTATTACTGTCCAGGACTAGAGAGAAGGCGATGCGCCTGGCTATGATATGTGCGGTTGCAGATAATCCACATACCAATGTAATCAAAGGGGAGATGACCCAGTGGGCAATAGATTACGTTTACTACTACGATCAGTTAATGGTAGCCACGTGTGAGGATAAGGTTGCGGGTTCTGAAATGGAAAGCCGTATCAAGCAAGTGCTTAGTTTTATTAGAACGCAAGGTGAAATGGGTATCAGTCGTCGCGATATAGACAGACGAGAATTATTTAGATCAATGAAATCTTTTGAAGTAAAAGAGATTATTAATCGTTTGATAAACGCTGGGGAGATACAAGAGAAAGATGTACGAGTTAAAGCAACAGGACGACCAATGAAAAGAATAGTCGCTATAGATCCTAATTTTTTCGATGATTAGAGATATAGCAGAAATGGTATACGAGATAGGAAANATATGGTTTTACCTGTTATTAATTACAATCGCTTTGATTGTGAGTTTGATAGCAACACCATTTGTCATTTTATATCGTTTGTATACCTATATATATGAAGGAGTTTTTTATGAACGCGAAACCAAANATGGAGACGATCAGCGATCAAAAGCGCGAAGAACGTGTAGCAGGATTTATAGAAGGATTATGGGGCGTAAGATGTCATAAGCTACCAGTTAGCTATGGCCTAGATTATTGGTGCGAGAGCAAAGACTCTTGCTTTTGGTTAGAAGTTAAATGTCGTAGCTTTGGTATAGACCGTTACGATACTTTATTACTAAGCGCATCCAAACTACGTATGGGTGCTGCCTTGTCTCTAGCAACTAACCAACCATTTGTACTGGTGTTTGCTATGACGGATAGTGTGTACTCACACACTTGGGATAGAAATAAAGTCTACGATGTACGCTTTGGTACGATTGCAGAACCGCAACTACCAGAGGACTCAGAGCCATACATACATTTAAGTAAAGATGAATTGGTCTGTTTGTCAGACCATGCTTTAGGATTTGATCGGGAAGAGTTAGGGCTTACTTAAACTAAACCAGCAATACCACCAGCTCGTCTGGCTGCTATATCTTCGTTAGCTATAGATC